TATATTAGTAAACCAAAATACATCTATCAGGACGAAGAGTTGCCGTAATAGTTGCCAAGTTCTCCTCACTATAACTTAACGAGTCAAAGTTAACGTCAGTCAAGAATGTACCTTGTAAAATCCATTTTTCAACTGCAACACCTGTCGGGTCTAACATTTCAAGGTCTAAATCTTTCTTATAACCTGCAGCATATCCCATACGACCTGTTACAGATTCAGAATGAAGACGTACCCATTCCATAAGTGCTTGTGATGCTGAAGGACCGATTGGGTCACGGAACGTTACATTAATAGTGTTCCAGTTAAATCGTCCTGCAACGAATGTTGATGTATTTAAGAATGGAATTTCAGTTGCTCCAATCGTTACCTGTGGACGTGAAGTCGATTCTACGTACCAAGAATTGATACCCAATGATGAAGGAAAAGTTAGAATAAATCGATTCTTTCTTTTTGGTTCATACGGTGTGGGCATTTTCATTAATAAATCAGCCATAGTATTTTGGTTTTAAATTTGTTTCTTTTATTTTATTATAAATATTATGAGTTCGAAAAAATTATCTATTTACTTTATTTTAGAAATCAATTACACATAGTATGTGCCCAGATTTACTGAAATATATTAAACTTCTTGTTTTTCTCCTCCTTTTGTTAAATAAGTTTTAACTATTTTATCTTTATCTTCTGCATCTAGAAAATCTTTAATCTTCTCTATATTTCTAGCGTCATCATCAGAAAAGCCTATATTAGGAACAAAATTGTTCTTAACATCATTTTTAAAGTATGCCTTCTCCCCCAACTCTTGTGCCATATTTTTAACATACGAAAGGAAGTTTCTTAATGCCACGATTTTTCCTTCTTCAGGATTGGCAGCACTACCCTCACCATATGTTACAGGATGAAACTTCGCCAAGTCCAAATAGAAGTCAATCATCTCTTTGTCACTCATTTTTGTTTCATCAAAATATTCACGATACCTTTTTAAGTTACTTAATAAATCTTCCTTACTAATACCATTGTGGTCGGTCACAATCATATTGTAAACCGCCTCACGAAGAGTGTCAGGGTGGTGTCCCCTCGCAGTGATTATCGAAAAAATTGACCCCCCATTTATTGCTTCAACAAAATCGTCCCATGAAGGACCTATTTTTGCCATCATAGCGTCAACAATAAATGCTTTGTCACCCTTAACACCAAAATTACGGTAAGGGTCACCAGCGTATCCAACAATCTTCTTATTCTTATAGTCAAAAGGTTCTTTACCTATCTGTTCTCTATATTCAGCAAAGTCTTCTGTACTCATACCAACCTCACCACCATTCTCATCTTGTAGAACGATTTGTGTTGGCATTGTCACAATATTATCATCCCAGTCAAATGCATAATACTTTAAATCTGGTTCACCCGCATCATCAAAACCTTCTCTTAAAAGTTTTTCCTCAGCATATTCCTTAATTATTCTACGTATATTCATTACTTCTCTTTAGAAACTTTAGTTATTAGTCTTTCTAATTGTTCTTCTGATACAACAATGTTTTGTGGTTTTTCAGAAAACGTCTTCTTATCAGAACCTTTGATTTCTAACGCTTCGTTTAAGTATTTCTTTTTAAATTCCATTATTGTCTTTTTTAGGCTATAAAGGGGGGAACTTTCGAACCCCCCTTATATTGTGTTTATTTGTTATTAAACGTTTTCGAACGATGCTCCTGTTGGAGTAATCAAGAATTCGATATCGATGAATTCAAGAGCTCTTGTTGGTTTTAGATAAATCTTACCTGTTAGGGTGTTTGAATCTAAATCTTCAGGAGTGTTTGATACTGTTACACGGAAGTCAATCAAACCTCTATCTCTACGGATTGAATCCAAGATTGGGTTAACTGAATCCAAGAACTGTTGTCTTACTTTCTCATCGTTTTGTTCGAACAACAATCTAACCGCTACTGCTGAAATCAACTTACGAGCTTGTAGTAACAATCTTCTAACGTTGATTCTGTCAAGTGCAGATTCTTTAATTTGAAGAGTTTTGTTACCCCAAATTACTGTACCTACATCTGAGAATGTTGCGATTGGGTTGATTCTATCTTTGTATAGAGTATCACGGTCATCTTGTGTCAACTTCTTACGTGCTTTAACTGAGTTCACGATACCTCTTGTGTAACCCGCTGATGCGAACCAAGGGAATGCGATGTTATCAGTCAATGCTAAGTTTCTTACAACCTCACCTGTTGGTGGAAGATAAATCTGAGTATTGTTGTTAGTATCTCTCGTTAATATCCATGGGTAGTAAGTCGCACTGTAGTTAGAGTCAATACCTGAATCATCTAATAAGTCTACCAATTCTTCAGGGTAAATAAACTGAGTATCAAAGTCCGCAGTGTTTGGTGAGAACATATCGTAGTCAGGTGCAGTCAATACGTAGATTGAATCCGCTCTGTCTGTCTCAACCATTTCGATTGCGTCATTTACTAACGATGCGTTGTTAACAAAATCAATACCAGGTGTAGTGAACACGTTAATGTTTACAGCCTCAGGGTTATTGAATGTTGTTTGACCCCACAAGTATGCGTAGTAGTCAGTGTTTGCCCATTGTTCTTGGTTAGGTCCTGTGATTGGTTTAAAGTAACCCCAACCTGTTGAATCAGGATAAGTAATTGATGTTGAACTGTTACCTTTTAAGAAACCTGTGTTACCAAGTGAGAATGAATTTCCATTTGTACGGTATTCTCTATAGATATCCCAACCATCAAAACCACTTTGTGCAAGAAGTGTGAACTTTCTTGACGCTAACGAGTAGTATGCGTTTGTACTATTACTTGGGTCAGTTTGGAACGATGCAACACCTACATCAAATGCCGATGTACCTGATGTTGAGTATCCACCTGATATTGTTACAACAGTTGCTCCTGAGTCCATGTGGAAACCTTTGGTTAATACTGGCCAATCAGTACCATTTCCATCAGAAGTTGTTGGAACTTGTTTACCTTTATATTCAAAGAAGTCACCATCAATACCTACAGTTGAAGAGAAACCTAAGTAAGTTTTTCTAACTCTGTCACCCGCACTTCTTACTACGTTGTCAGCGCCTGAAGTTGCTCCGAATGGTGGGTTGTAAACAATTTCACCAGGTGTGTAGTATTTAGTTTTGTAAACAGGGAATGGATTTTTAACTCCTGAGTACTCTCTGAAGTTGTAACCTTCAAATCCACAAGGAAGTGCATCATCAGGATGGTCTTCATCCATTTCAACCATAATATATTTAGACTTCAATTCATACTCACCGTTTGATGTACCTACTCTTTGTGCTACATATGAGTTTTGAGTTGAGTTCAACGTACAGTTAGTGAATTTTTCCAATACTAATGGATTATCATCTGTATCGAAGAAGTCACGAACGATTATATCGAACGTACCATTACTGAACTGCATGTTAGCAATAGAAACTTTAACTTGTCTGTTTGCTGAACTACCGTCAGAAATCAATACAAACTTGAACAATCTGTAAACCGTATTACCACGTAATTCTGAAACTACGTAAGGTGTTGAAGGTGTTTGATAAGTATTCAAATACCAACCGATAGATGTAGTATCTAAACCTCTCGCTTCAGGTAATGCAGTTAATGAAGAATTTAATCCTCTAATATATCCATTGTTGTATGAATCATTTAATGTTGTTTGGAATACTTCCTCTAAGAATACAGGAACTTCATTTCTTGGTTTAGAGAAGTTACCTTTTCCAAATACCTTACTAATGTAGTTTGTGCTCGAAGAATCAAATGATGTGTTGAATGCGAAGTCATCACCATCACTTGTTACACCTGATACTCTAAATGTTGATTTAGGGTTAGTTGAAACACCTGAATATGAACCTGTAGTAATTAATGTTACATCACTTGTTCCTGTAACTGTGTAAACAGGACCACCTGAACTGTCAGTCGTAACACCTCTTGAACGAAGAGTTGCAACAACTACGTCATCGTAATCTGTGTATGAAGTACCTGAGTAGTCTGAGTAATAAACTGACATCTCACCTGAGAATGCTCCACTACCTAAATCTTCTAAAGTACTTAATGCCGCACCAAATCCGAATCCATCATACGCACCACTATTATTATCAAATAATGCGTAGTACCATGGGTCGTCATTAGGACTAGTGTAGTCAGCTACATCTTCAGTAATACCTGAAACACCGAATGTTTCTGTGTATGCCGTGTAGTTTGAATTTGTTCCTGTAACTGAATCAAAAGTACTACCACTTACCGTACCCCAGAAGTATGCAGTACCACCTGAAGAATTTGTATCCAATAAGTTTGGAAGGATATATCCTTGGAAATCTTCATTTAACGAAGATGAACCACCATTGAATGTTGTATAAGGAAGTGAAAACTTAGAATTTAGTTTTGCTGGAATTGATGTTATGTTGATAGTTCCACCTGTATTACCTGAGAACTCAAGAGTTTGAGGACCTGTAGTTCCTGTGATACCCACTGTTGAAGTATCTACATTTGCTACCGTAGTAATAGACCAAGATGGACCCGCATCATAACCGTTTAAACCTAACACTCTCGTAACGAAAAGTTGGTTAGATTGTTGTAAATATGCTTTAGCGATGTACGCCGCTTCATATTTAGGTATTTGTGTGTTGACGAATTTCTCAGGTGTAGTACCTCCGAAATACGACAAGAATTCATCATAATTAGTGATGAAGATAGGTTCAAAAGCTGGACCTTGTAGGGTTTCCCCAACGATTCCAAGTGTTGTTACACCGACACTCTGAGCTACGAAACTTAAATCTCTTTCAGAAGTGTAAACACCGGGAGAAACGAATACTTTGTTTGATGTTGCCATTTAACTTGTTATTTCTTTTTGATTTATTTTATAGATAAATATTTAGAAAAATTACAAAATACATTTACATATAGACAATATTTATTATTAGGAAGACTTTTGTCTACCTTTTTTCTACCCTTATGTTATGAGTGAAATAAAGAACCTTAAAATATCGAAAGAAGCCCACACGGTTTTAAAAAACTATTGTGAGGAGAATGGATTGAAGATGTATAAGTTCTTAGAGAAGATGATTTACGAGAAATGTAAAAAGAAAAAAGACATCTACGGAGAATAATTATTTCAAATATGCCGTTGTCTGAAGTACCGATTCTTGACCACCAGTAATTTTAGTAATATCAATAGTTACCAAATCACCATCCGTGATTTGTATGGTGCTCAAATCTGAACCCACATAACTACCGTCAATATAAACATCATAAGAGTCGATGTTCTCAGTACCCGTTACCAACAGGTCAACAGTATATCTAAAGGTTTCAACCTTTTGAGTTTGTGATGAAGTAAATTTAATATCCAAATCAAAGTTATCAGGACGACCAGGAACTTTCGTTGCCTTTCTCGAACCTGTTTTATTATTAACTTCCAATAATGTCAACGCTCTTGTAATGGCGGGTGAGATTTGAAACTCTTCCTCATCCATCAAAAATCCTAACATCGTAAAGTTATAATTTTGAACATAAAACTTTCTCTTATTAACCTCAGTAACAGAATTATCCGATACACTATTCATAACAATAGGAATGTAATGACCCTTAATAAAAGTATATGCTTGACGAGAACTAAACTTCTGCATCACAATTTTGTTGAACTCATTAAGTTCCCTCATTCTATTACACACAATCTTTACATCATAAGTAATATCAACAGGAATAGGTTGAGGTATCTTGTAAACATCCATACCTTTTCTCGTTCCATCCCATGTCGGAACTTGAGCATATAAAAATTCTTTTCTATTTGGAATTGTATATTGTAACGAGGGGTTTGTACCAAAAGGAACCTCAGGTTGTCTAACCGTTGTTATAAAAGGAAGTTGAACATTACCATTCAAATCTTCAGTATTCCATGTTTGTGTGAACTGAGCCCAATTCTGTAATGTAATGATTAAATCTATGTTACTAACTTTCTTCCCGTCAACAACACACTCCAACTCATCACGAACAAAATCTAACATCCCTCTGTCCAAATCCGCATGTAAAACACCCTTAGGTAAATAAGTTCCGTCCTTTTGGATAAAAGCTTTTTTGAAATCTTTTAT